AGTGATGCGATCTCGCAGAGCTGCGACGGTCTCGGCACTGCCGACAACGGCCTGTTTGTCACCGGTGCCTTTGGTGATACCGACGAAACAGGTGGTGGAGATCGCGTTACTGATCCTTGCGTCCAGGGTTTTGAGTTCCACCAGAGCGCGGGTGAGAGTGATTTTTGCCATTTGCTATGTCCTCTTTACATTGTTGGCAGATGAAAGGTCTGCCGGGTTGGGTCCCCCCTTTTCGGGGCTTTCTTTGTTTACAGATGGTGCACAGGAACTTGTGGTTCGGATTAAAGATGACTGCCATATTGTTAACTCCGTCGACCACGTAAAAACTGTTGGTATGTTGCGCGGTGTGGTGTACCGCTCATCTGATTCGTAGAGCTCTTCAGCGCGCAGACCATTTGTTGAATCGTCTATGTAAAAGCTTGCGCCTTGGATGAAGATCTTCGAACCACTCATTCTTCTATCCTTGCCCTGTCAGCTTCCGTGATGCTCCAGACAACAGGAATAGCTGTGACGACAGCTCCATCGATCCGTATCTTCTTAAGTTCGAGCCGTAGGTGTTTAAGATACGTTGCAAATTTGGTTGTACTGGTCTCGCTAGTACCCTGCGTCCAAACGAAGAGCGTGTGGGCCTCGTCTCGTGTAAGGTTATTTCCGCGCTTGGCAATGCCACGGAGTGTGGAGATGTAGTTTTTAAGCTGTATCTCGCGTGGGAGGGTAATTTGTGTTTTTGTATCCGGTAGCTGATCAACAAAATATGCGAAATCCCCTGCTTTGATGGCCCTCGCGAGGACCTCAGGGCCGGATAGAGACAGATCGAGTACATTTTTCTTGGCCTCAGTCCATTGTGGATAGCGGGCTTTGTCGGGATCTACTGCGAACTGCAGTAAATAGCCGTTAAGTTGCTCAGCTTCTTTCTCGAGCTGGGCTACCTCACTGGTTGTGATCTGCAGTTTGTTAGGCTGGTATGCACCCATGTGCATACGTCTATCGGTCTCATCAAGGATGACCGGATCGGGCATGTTGGAGCAGAAGATCAGTGAGCATGTATTCGGTATTGAATATCCATCGACTCGCATACGTCGGATAGTGATTGTGTCTTCCGTGATGTAGTTCTTGATGTCCGAGTTGATTCGTTTAGCGCCGGACAGTGCTCCCATCTGCACTTCATCCACCACGACAACCACCTTGCTCTCAAGATAGCTGTTAAACCGCTCCTCCAGTTCCGATTGGCGGCGGAGAGCCGTATTAGACTTTCCGAGGAGGGCTGGCAAAACATAGTTGGCCAGAAGTCCCTTACCAGTACCTTGTGTTCCGTGGAAAAGCCATGCTGTTGAAGGGCGCGATTTAGTCTGGACGATAAAAGCGAGCCAGTTAATGAAGACCATTGCGATTTGGGCGCATCCACAGACATGGTTGATCACCTTCTCTGTTACGGGGGGTAGCGCATATTGGTGGTTGGGGTCAAAGGCATGGTTTGGGGACTCGTACGTGTTGATCGTTCGATTCTCAAAGTCCACGCGCTTAGCCTTGGATGGAGCGTATTCAATCGACCAGTCTTTAGGGACGCCGTCCCACGGAGCCTGGTACTGGGCCATGAAATGGTCGAGCTGCTGAGTACTACGGGCTGTCGCGAGACTAAGCGAATTAGACGATTCGACAAAGACTCCATTCCAATATTGACCGGTTCGAAACTCTCTAAAAGCCAGAAAGACCCTGCCTGTTTTGTCCGGGGTCGCTTGAAGCTCACCGATGGCTGTGGAGTAGTAGTCTGGGCAAATTTCTTTGAGCTTGTAGGTCGGTTCGCCCTTAAAGTTATAAAGGAACTCGACGACGTTGTCCGGATGATAGTACCCCCACGAATCACCGCCGTTAAGGTTAAGATAGGTATAGCCGCGGTCTTTTTTGACGCCCGTGACTTCCGCCGTGACCCCGGGTTTGGAGAGGTATTCAACTTGGCCAGCACGTACATATGCATGAGTCCTCTTGGACGGAAGGCCTTCGAGGGCCCTCAGCTCGTTTGTTTTCTTGGTCTCGGCGGCACGAATGCCCTCGATATCGACCGGGCCCAGCGCCAGGGTTGCCTCAGTCCGTAGACGCAGCTCGTATCGTAGAAGGCCCGGGTGAGGATCGGCCAACGGGGGTACGAGCGTGGGTGCCGTGGTATATATGAGTTTGTCACTCTGAGCGACTGTGGGATCAATGATCCATTTGATCGTCGCTTTAGCACGAGTGAGTCCTAACTGTCCGGAAATAGCTGCGTCGTTGAGGTTTAGAGACTTTAACCACGCTTTGAGCGTCTGCGGGGATTGGAATTGCGAGAGCAAGGCGACCACATGCGCCCTTACCCCAGTTTTCAGGCCAGAAGATGCTGACCAGTTTACGATATGCGACACGTTGGCCAAAGGAGTGGCTGCAATCCATGTGTCCAAATCCTTATAAGCAGTGAGCCCGTCTACGTCGATACAGACCCACATGGTGGGGGCGTCTGGGTCTGTAGATCCCGCGCGCGACTCGTTTACCAGGGGGCGGGAGAGGGCGCCCTTGAGAAGGCAGTGGCCTTTCTGACTGTGCTCGACCAGAGCGTCATAGAACTGCTCTATGGTCTCGACACTGACTTCTGTCGATGTGAACTTCGAGATTAGCGGGTATTGGTCTGAGGTGCCATCTGGTCTGAAAGTCTTGGTGAGAGGTACTTTTGCTTCCAGGAAGTAGATGTTCATGGTCTTTTTGGCCTTGTTTGAGGCAGGAAGTCTAGGCCGTTGTCAGGGGGTCCGCAACTCCTTTTTTTCGTGGGGTAGATCAGGATCTTTTATCCCGTGCATGGCCAGAATCGTGGTGATATAGCCTGATACAGCGTGAGACAACCCTCGAGTCTTGGTCATGGCCGTCTGGTAGCCGATGGCTAGGCTAGATAGGCACGCAATGACGTGGATTACCCACGTGTTGTGGAATTGTACGGCGTATATGAAGTTGGCCCCGGCCAGAAATCCGAAGAGAAGGGTCCAGTGGTAGACGTTCATTCATCTTCTCCTAGCTCATTGACGGTATCGGCCAAGGTCATCAACTGTTCGCGGAGCTTTTTCCTGACTGCCCGAGCCTTGAGAACCGTCTTGTTGGCCGAGGGCGTATGGTGCGCCCGCACAATATCCAGTGCTTTTTGCAAGCCTTTGTTTGCGCGTCCTGATGTATGCAGGCTCGTGAGCAGGTCAAAATCCTCTTGGGATATGACGCAACGCAGCAATGTATTTCCGTCTTTGAGAGGCATCTCTTTGCTCCGTGAAAAGTGGCCACTTGACTAAAGTGGCCTATGGTTTTTCAAAAGTGGCCACCTCAAAGTGTAACAGTGAAACGCTTGCGCAGCAAGGGATCTGGAGTGGTGGGGGTTCAGAAGTTGACCACTAAGCAACAAATCCTGTGCAAGTTCCATCGAAGTGGAACAGCTTTGCGCCCAGTAGTACCAAGGGTTTTAGAAGATTTGTTACACTTGTTACACTACTTTTTCCGAGTTCAGCATGTTTTTTACAAGCTAGGAATTTACGAAAAAAGTTAGATATATAAAATACTTGTTTGAAGTTGGCCTGTTACCGGAACAGAATTAGCGTTTCCTTATGAGGGGGCTCAAACCCAGTACTGGCCTGGGCTTGAGGTGGTGGCCACTTTTTTAAAAGTTGCCGTAAAGTGGTCACTATTTGTTCCAAGTAGACCACTTTTCCGGATTTTCGACACCCCTCGTGCCTAAAATTTAAGCAGCAAGTTAGTTAGTGCTCGCTAACCTAAATAAGCAAACGCTTACTGATTAAAAATTAGGCACTGACCACTTTTTATGACGCGCGGGACCGCTTGTGGCGTGCGGCTTCTGAAGTCTTTTTCTTCTGCAAAGCCCGCCATTGTTGGATTGCCACCTTCACGGCGTTCGGGTCGAAGTACATCCGCACCCGCTTGGTCCCGGCCACGCGTATGGGGGTGACGCCGAGCTTTTTAAGGAGCGTCATTTTCTGCGGCTGTGAGATAGTGATTTCGAAGCCGGCAGCTCGTACTACGTCGTTGACACAAAAGACGCCTTCCGGCGTCTTTTTCGGTTCCTTAGCTGGTGCGCCGCAGGCGATTTGCTCGAGGAGGGCGAGGGTCAGGGTATTCATTTGATCAGCGCCTTGAACTGGTCGAACAGGGCGTTGGTCTCCTCGAAGTCGTTGGAGGAGAACAGCAGGCGTTCGTTGAACTTGCCCTTGAGCTCTGCGACTCGCTCAGTCAGTTTGGTGAACTCAGCGTACTTGTTGGCGAAGTCTTTGCAAGCTGCGGACTTGAGTGCCGCAGCCTTGACCATTTCGGCTTGCGACGACGTGGTTTCGACCTGCATCTCGCCCCAGCACGGGCGCAAGGTAACTTCGACCATGATGTTCACCTTTGGGGGCTTGGCCGACGGCCGGTTGGCTGCGAGGAATTTGTCACAGAGAACTGCGAATTTGCTGCTGAGATATTGTTGCTGGCGTTGGTTGAGGCGTTTCATGTGCGTTTACTCCATAGAAAGATTGGTTGGTGGGCCCGCTTGGACTTGAACCAAGGACCAAAGGATTATGAGTCCTCTGCTCTAACCAGCTGAGCTACAAGCCCGTTGTGTGTACATTCCAGGGTTCAAATTCCCTTGCAAGAAAGAAAACCCGGACTAGCCTTGTGAGCTAGTCCGGGGCTATATCCGCGTGGAGAAAATCTCTTCGACGGATATTAGTGCGCGGCGTCCCATGCGGCCCTGGCATCAGTGCCTTGGCGCGGGATGCCCTTGCGGCGATCACGGCGGGCCTCGCCGCGGAGGTGCGGAAGAGCCTTGCGGCGCTCCGCGAATTTTGCCTTCAGTTTCTTGTCCTTCTCCATTTTCAGCCGCTTATTGCGGTCGCGTTGGAGTGTGGATTTGTACTTCTGGCGGCTGGGTTGGCGCTTACCGCGCCCGATCTTTGCTGATTCAGACATCTGAACTCTCCTTTTCAGGCTTAGTTAGAAGATGCGGTTAACTAGTTTGATAGCTAGTGCTATTACCGCGAAGTATACGAACAACTCGAGACTCATGGAGAACACCACATCAAGGGTGTTCGCCACGTATGTACAATCGTCCATGGTGAACACCCTTTCTGCGTATTACGCTGCCTTCTTCACCGTAGTGAGTTTGCGTTTCGACTCGGTAGGCAGGACATCGTCCAACTTACCGGCTTCTTCGAGGAAGTGATCGATATCCTCGTCTGTTTCGTTACCGCCGTCAGCGTAGATCTCGTAGCCGAGCTCATCCATAAATGCGCGGATGAGTTTGAGATCCATTTCTGCTTCGTCACGCTGAGCTTTTTTCAGCTTAGGATTCGAAGCCCGTGTTGCGATCTTGAGCCAGCGGTCGTTGCACTTATCTGCGCACTTTTCTTCGGCGCGCTCGCAATACCAGTCGGGGATATCCACATCGCGAGGCGGAGTGGTATTCACGAGCCGGATAGCGTCGGCACCGTATGCAGCGAGTTTCTCGTGCTTGACGAGAGCTTCTGCGTATTGGCCGTCAACGAAATCTTTGACGGACATCTGCGGCTTACAGCCTTGCTTACGCCGAGTTTCGTATTCGGCGATGAACATCTTGCGTTGCGGAGGACGTGCAACCAAGAATTCGAGAACGCGATCTGCGCCGCTGATCTCGATGTCGTAACCATCTGCGTAGTCTGCGAGTAGGGCTACGAGATTAGACCACATACCGATGGTTTCGGCGTTGAGGTCGTTTTTGTACATGTCTGCACGCATGTAATCGTATGCGTTGCGTTTGTCCAGATCGGGAGCTTCGCCGTCTTCGAGGAGAGGTGGAGCATAGCGCATAGCAGCGTTGATTGCGCTCATGTTAGCCATGAAGGCTAGTGCGCCGACGATGCTGGCTTTGGTGTAATGATCAAGGTTGCTAACCTTGGCGAGAAGACCGTTGAGAGTGTCGATGTTTTTCATTTGGGTGTCCTAATGAGTAAAGAGAAGTGTGATTCTGCTTCGTTGTCAGCGAGAAGTTCCTCATGACGTTCCAAGATCGTGAGGGGATCATCCCACTGCAGGGTTGACCATCCTAAAAACTCGAAGCAGATGCGAGTTTTTTCGGATTCTTTGTTTTGTATGTATTCATCACTGGGTGTATCACCCATACCGGTGTTGGCCATATATCCTCCGTAGATGATGGCAACACCGTCACCCCCAACGGGGGTGACAGAACTAGGTGAGAGTTATGCCTCTCAAGAGTGTGATTTTCGAGACAGCATTGATTGCTGCTTCTTGCAATGCGTGCTGAAGCATGACGCGTTCGATGGCCGTCATTTCGAGAGAATTCGCTTCATCAATATCAGCAACTGCATTTTGTGCAGTTTTGCGCAGATGCTGCTCGTCGAGTTTCCGGGAGTATCCGCAAAGGATCACACCTTCCGGACAATCGCTGACGTAGTGCACTCCAGACAGCTGAAATACGACTTCTTCGTTCTTCATTTTGTCCTCCATGGACTTGGTTGATGACAAAATGAAAGCCCCAACTAGCTAAGTCGGGGCCTTACGAATGGGGTGTAAACGTGGTGAAGGAGTAGAACATGCCTTTGTTCTGTACTCTTTAGTGCACCCCTATCTATATCTAGAATATGTACCGGCTGTGTAACCCTATCCGCGAGGCTCTAGAATCGTCGGGTAAGGGGCATGTTGTTGGCGAGCGGTGTTGGGCCCATAAGGTGCCACAGATCATGCGTCGCTCTGTGAATACTCAAGCATGTCGAATGTACGTTTCCTTTCTAACTGTTGTTGTAGCACAGCCTCGTCAGGACGGGCTCTCTGCGCTAATCAGTTACTGAGCGCGTATATAGTGCTTCGTTAGGTGTTTGTGGTTCCGGTTACCGTGTCCGGAGCTAGCGTATCGGGTTTAGTTGCACGATCCTAGCGGCGAGCTCGTGCAAACCCAGCTGTTTGTAATACAGGTTGCTATCCTAGTTGTTCGCCGTACGCTCAGGGAACCACCACAAAATCGCGAGCCCCAACGGGGCTCGCAATACTTTTATTTCTTAAGGCTTATGGAGATGTATATATCGATGATGAGGGCTGCGATTGCAGCACCCATACGAGTTTCGGCTTGTTCACCGTGCATGGAGAACAATACGTAGAGAACTACTGCGCTGATGGCGGCGTGTAGGATCATGCCATTACGTATTCTGTATATGAACATGATGCCGGCAGCAGCTAAGACTATCCCATAGATGAGCGGAGCTACGGGGAGGTGAGCAAATAGAACGTTCATGACAAGCTCCTTGGTTGATATCCAAGGTGCGAAGCCCCAACGGGGCTTCGTTGTTACAGCTTGCACATGCAACACATATCGACTACGTCTCGGAAGTCAGCTTCGCCGACTTGAGATGTTTGTGCAATGATCATGAATCTGTAAGCTTGTGCGAGTTTCATTTTGAGCTCCTTAGAGAGTGTGTGTGCTACGGCCGTAAATCTACTCAAGGAGCTAATCTCCAACCTGCTTTCGCAGGTTGGAGATGTATCAGAACGGCGACTCTTCGTCGTCGATCGGAGATGTGGTCTTAGCGGCCTTCGAAGCGGGTTTCGAAGCGTCGCTGCTGGGGATGAGGAAGCTGCAGCGAACCATCTTTCCCGAAATGGCCAACTCGAGGGAAATCGACTTCTGGCCATCGTTATTCCACGCAGTAGCGCGGCCCATGGGGATATAGACGACGTCGTCGCCCTCGGTGAAACCTTGGGTAACGACTGCTTTGAACAGGGGCTTGTTTGCCATGATGTCCTCCTAGGACGGGGTGAGTGGTGTTGCAAGCCCCCCAACGGGGGGCTCCATGTGTGTCTAGGCCTCGCTGCAGCGCGGGGGAGCATGTAAGCTCAGACAGACAGTAGAAAAAGCCCCTTTCGGGGCTTTGACTACTGCTGGACGTAGTAGGCGAGCAAGTTGAGCTCAGCCTCCTTGGCGACCACGCGGGCGATAGCGGCGTGATCCGTTTCCAGCCAAACGTGGCTGGCGACGGTAGCGCGATCCAGCATGCTGGGCTTGTTAGAAGCTTCCGGCTGCTTGACAGCAGCGAGAAGGGCGATGAGGGCCTTACGGTCGGCAGCGTTTGCCATGGTCGTCTCCTCGGACGTGGTTAAGGTATTTATGGCCCCCCAACGGGGGGCCTAAAAGAATTCTTTTTATCTCCCCCTCCGTAGCGAACCGAAGTGCTCCCCCGCGCAGCGGCGAGGCGGGGGAGGGGTGTCTCATCCTCATTCATCAACTTTTCTAAAAAAATTTCTAAAAATTTTGTTATAGTGTCCTTCATGGCAACGAAACCCAAACACTCGACCGGCATTAGGCGTAAACATATACGGCCGCACTCCGCGTTGATGGAAGCAGAGTCCCAGCTAACCCCCATGCAGCGAGAAGCCGTGCGGGGGGTGGTAGACTTAGGGCTGTCTCAAGCAGAAGCGCTTTCGCGCGCCGGGTATAAGTGCCCGGCAGGATCCATGTCTACCTTCTCCAACCCGCCAGTGCAGGCGGCAATCAGAGAACGCTTCATTCATGCGGAGAAACACTTGAAGCTCAACCGAGAAATGGTCCTCGACGGCATGATGGAAGCCATCGAGATGGCTAAGATCAAGGCGGATCCAGAGGTAATGATCCAAGGATGGCGCGAAGTCGGGCGAATGTGCGGGTATTACGCCCCAGAAGTGAAGAAAATCCAGATGGATGTGACTCACAAGCGCTTGATGAGTCAGTTCGAGACCCTAAGTGACGAAGAATTACTGAAAATCGCCGCCGATAACGCCAAACAGATTGAAGGAGAGGTGATTGAGGTGCGCGAAACACTGAAAAACAGCAGTAATAGTGACGAACTTCGCGCACATGTCATTGAAGACCTCGGTAAATGACCGATTTAAGCACGCTACCGACGCCAATCAAGGCGGAATTCGCCGCACGAGCGCTTGCTCGGCGTAGTTTGATAGCCTTTACGAAGCGTTTCTACCCGAAATATGAAGCCGGTTGGATTCATAACGACATCGCCAAGAGACTCGAGCAATTTTCTCGAGACGTGGTTGCAAAGAAGTCCCCCAGGCTTGCGATCTTCATGCCTCCCCGGCACGGAAAGAGTGAGCTCGCCTCAATCAGGTTCCCCGCGTGGCACTTGGGCCACTACCCTGATCACGAAATCATCAACTGCGGATACAACCTCGACCTCCCGATGAAGTTTTCGCGCAAAGTGCGCGAGATCGTGCGAGATCCGGGGTATGCCCCGCTCTATCCAGAGACTAAACTGGATCCAGACAGTCAGTCAGCAGAAGCTTGGAACACCCTGCACGGAGGTGGTTTCACCGCCGCCGGTGTCGGAGGTGGTATTACGGGCAAAGGCGCTCACATCTTGATTATTGACGACCCCGTCAAGAACCAGGAGGAAGCAGACAGCGTCGTAACTAGAGATGGAGTGTGGGAATGGTACTGGTCAACTGCATATACGCGCCTGGCACCAGGCGGTGGGGTACTTTTGATCCAAACAAGATGGCACGACGACGACCTGGGTGGGAGGATTTTGTCCGCGATGCACTCAGACGAAGCCGCCGATCAATTCGAAGTTGTGATCTACCCAGCTATAGCAGACAACTATGAATTCATCCACGAACCGACCAACAAACTGGTACGTAAGACACAAGACGAAGTCGGTAGTGAGGGAAATGCTCTGGCTTCCCTTCAACGACAGTCTGTTCTGCCTCCCGGACTTACCTCCTTCGATACTCCGGAAGAGTATCGTCTCGTACGTACACCCGGTGAACCACTCCACCCGGAGCGATACAACGCTAAGATGATGGAGAGCATCAAGGCGAACCAGACACCGCGTGTGTGGAGCGCCTTGTATCAGCAGAACCCAGTACCTGACGAGGGTATGTACTTCCAGAAGGACTGGATCCAGTGGGAACCACAAGCACCAGCGATGTTCAACGTCAACGTCTATCAGGCGTGGGACTTTGCTATTGGGGAGAAGGCGCACAATGACTGGACAGTCGGCGTCACTATTGTGCAGGATGCGGCGAACAATCTCCACTTCGTGGACATGGTCCGCATTAGAGGGGACTCTCATACGATCACGGCAACGATCATCGACTTTGCACAGAAGTGGGGAACTACTAAGTCATGCCCGCTACTCATCGGCTTTGAGGATACGCACATATGGAAGGCTATACGTCCTTACGTGCTTGACGCCTTCCAGCAAGCAGACTTTTACCCCTCATATCAGGAGCTTAAGCCTCTCACCGACAAACTTGCACGTGCAGCTAGCCTCCAGGGGAAGCTTCAGCACGGCAAAGTCTGGTTCCTCCAAGGCACTAGCTTTGCAGACACGGCCGTGAACGAGATGTTGCGCTTCCCCGCTGGTGTACATGATGATATAGTTGATGCGTTAGCTTGGGCTGTGAACCTGTGCGTCGACAAGAAGCCACGTCCACAACCAAAGCCTCAGGGATTCAAGTCCTGGAAGGACAACCTTAGCAAGTTCACCACCAACGATGTGCGCGGCGGCGGGCACATGTCAGCATAGGAGCTAATCATGAAGAGTTGTCACAAGAAGCGTGCACAGATGGTCGCCCAACACATGCAGATGGGCGGTATCGCCGGTCAAGCAGAGGGTATCTTCCGCAAACCGCGTGTTCCGGATATGGAGCCAGCTCCCGCAGCAGCTCCAGCTCCCGCAGCAGCTCCAGCTCCCGCAGCTGAGCGTTCGCACGTGGGTGACGCAGTTATTGACTACAGGAAGGTACGCGAGGACGAAGCTGCAGCAATTGCAGCCAATAGAAAGCGTAGCCAACCCACCGGCGGTAGCGCTACAGCAGCGCCGCGTACAGGAGTTCGACTCACTGGTAAGAGCTGGGGCAACTAAACCATGCCGCTGAACATTGACCTGTCGACGGAGATCTGGAACCGCTACCAGTATCTTCGTGATAACGGCCACAACTTGTTTGTGGAAAAGGCGGATCAGTGTGACAAGTTCTTCCAAGGCCAGCAATGGAGCTCCATTGATCTGGCCAAGCTGAAGTCACAGCGGCGTCCTGCACTGACGATCAACAAGATCCTCAGCACCATCAGTAACTTGCTTGGTGAGCAGATCAACAACAGGACGGACATCAGCTTTCAGCCACGCACCGGCTCGCCAGCAGAGGTAGCCGAGGCGCTTTCGCTGGTTTTCCGGCAGATTGCGGATAACAACCAGCTGGATTGGCTTCGTTCGGACATGTTCTGCGACGGAGTTATCACCTCCCGCGGCTTTCTAGACGTCCGTCTGGACTTCGATGACAGCATGATGGGTGAGGTGCGCATAAGCTTGCTTAATCCCAAGAACGTTTTAATTGATTCGGACGCAGAAGACTACGATCCGGAGCATTGGAACGACGTAATCATCACCAAGTGGATGACCCATGAGGATATTGCGGTCCTGTACAACAAAGCGGATGCGAAGCTACTCGAAAACCGCTCGGAGTCATGGTTCCAGTACGGTTTCGATAGTATCGAGCGCTTCCGTGACAGATTCGGGCACGACGTTGAAAACCCTGTCGTCCCCTACGGAGCCGACCTGTCGCAGAGCAACATGCTTCGGAACATTCGTGTTATCGAGCGGCAGCACCGTAAAGTTGCGAAGGTCAAATATTTTGTCGCGCCTGATACAGGTGACATGCGGGAGGTACCTGAGGCATGGGAGCGTAATAAGATCGCCGCAGTCTCCCAGCAGTTCGGCTTCCAGGTAATTGAGAAACTGGCCAAGCGCATCAGGTGGACGGCCGTCGCAGATAACATCGAGCTGCATAATGACTGGTCTCCGTATGAGCATTTTACCGTCGTGCCTTATTTTCCGTACTTCCGCCGCGGGAAGACGCTTGGCTTGGTGGAGAACTTACTTGGACCACAGGAGTTGCTCAACAAGGTTGCGTCGCAGGAGCTTCACGTTGTTAACACTACGGCTAACTCCGGTTGGAAGGTTAAAACAGGTGCGTTGCGTAACCTGTCTATCGAGGAGCTAGAGCAGCGTGGAGCAGAGACCGGGCTTGTCATGGAGCTGGATGACGTGGCCAGCGCAGAAAAGATCCAACCAAACCAAGTGCCTTCGGGTCTGGACCGGATTACCTACAAGGCTGAGGAGCATATCAAGTCCATTTCCGGGATATCGGATTACCAGACAGGTCAAGCTAGAGAGGACGTTTCGGCTAAAGCCGTCGCGCTGAACCAGCAGCGTGGTGCGATGAACAACGCGAAGTCTGTTGATTCGCTTAATCGCACTGACTTCATCCTTGCGCGCAACATCCTCAGCCTCGTTCAGCGGTTCTATACAGAGCCGCGGCTTGTCAGTATCACCAAGAACAAGTTGACTGGTGAGCAGCAGACGATGGGTGTGAACCAGCCCACGCCAGAGGGCGAGATCGCCAACGACTTGACGCTTGGTGAGTACGACATCATCGTCATGAGCACGCCGCACAAGGCTACGTTTGAGCAGGGTCAGTTCGAGCAAGCTCAGGCGCTCAAGGAGCTTGGTCTGCCGATTCCGGACGACATCCTCATTGAGCACAGCCAGCTGCATCGGAAGGGTGAGATTATCCGCGCTATCCAGGAGCAGAAGAACAGCCAGGAAGAGCAGTACAAGCTGCAGATCCAGAAGATGCAGGCTGAGCTTGAGCTGGCTAACCTCAAGGCTGAGTCTGAGCGTACCCAGGCAGACGCAGTGCTCAAGCAGGCTAAGGCTCAGAAGGAGAGTGTCAACGCTGCTAAGGAGCTCGAGGGCGACGACAGCGAAGCTGAGATGGCCAAGGCTCAGATGGAGATCCAGAAGATGCGTGAGGAGCTCCAGATCGAGCGCGAGCGCATGGAGATGGAGCTTGAATTCAAGCGCCAGGAGCTTGAATTCAAGCGTCAGGAACTGGATCTGAAGCTTGAGACGGCTCAGGTTACTGCGCAAGCCAAGGTTGAGCAGACCCAGATGATGGGCGCAGTTAAGGCTCAGCAGGCTGAGCAGCAGATGGTTCAGAACGAACAGCAGCATCAACAGAGTTTGGAGCTGGGCCAATCCCAGCATCAACAGGCCCTGAAGCAAGGCGATGAAGTTACCAAAGCCAAGATTCAGCAAACCCGCGCCATGGCCAAGGCGAAACCGGCATCCACCGACAAAGGAAGAAAGAAATGAGTGAAGCAGCAGTTGTAGATCGTGGTGACGAAGTTGTAGATCAGGCAGATCAGGCGACGGATCAGGCGACGGATCAGGCGACGGATCAGGCGACGGATCAGGCAGCAGGCGATCCGTTCGCAGAGGATCAGGCGAATCAGGCGGAAGAGGACAAGGGCGCAAAGCGCGACGGCAAGTGGATCCCCAAGGATCGCTTTGACCAAGCAGTGCGCAAGGAGCGGGAGAAGGCTGAGCTCGCTAACAAGCAGCTGCAGGAGTTGCGCGAGAAGGAACAGCTGCAGTCCAAGGCCGACGACATCACCCAGGCGCAAGCCTGGATGAAGGAGATGGTACGTAAGCGCAACAACTTGCTTGCCGATGGTGAGCTCGAGAAGGCCGCGGAGATTGACGATAAGATTCTGGAGGTCCAGGACGCTATCGCAGATCGGCGGGCTGAGATGCGCGCGGAGAAGTCCAAGGAAGCTGCTAAGGCTGAAGTGCAGTACGACACAGTCGTGGCTAAGGTCGAGGCGATGTATCCGCAGATTGACCCGGACTCTGACGAGTACGACGAAGATGCGGTAGCTGAGGTTCGCGCGCTTATGCGCGGGTATCAGGCAGAGCTCAAGATGTCAGCAGCCAAGGCACTTGAGCGCGCTACCAAGCGTATCTTCGGTGACGTCCGCAAGGCTGACACCGACGCTACGACTGAAGCGGGTCTACGCCGCAAGCAGGAGGCAGTTGCCCGCAACTTGGATGCAGCTAAGAAGCAACCGCCTGCTACCAAGGACGTAGGTCTGGATCATGACAAGAAGGGCGGCGGTCTCGACGCCAAGACGGTCATGAAGCTAGACTACAAGGAGTTCAACAAGCTCAGTGAAGACGTACTTTCGCGACTTCGCGGCGACGAGCTGTAACAAGTAGGGGGTGGGTATGGCTGAGTCGACGGGTTTCTTTGACGGGCTACGCAGCCTGTTCAGTGGACGTCCTACGCGCGGTACGCGCATGGACTTCCCCGCCGGCTCGGTCGGACTTCGTGCTACCCCCAACCCACCCCCGAAAGCTGTACCGCAGTACGACAACATTGGTTACGACCAGACTATGTTTGAGCCAGATGAGCCAGCACCGCAGACTGCTAGAGCGCAGCCGGTGGGTGGTTCGACAGCAGCGGCGGCTACGCCGGCTCCAGCGCCCGCGCAGATGAAGCCGTCAGTTAAGCAGATGCCGGGAGCAGGCCAAACAACTAGCTTGGCACCTAACATCTCTAAGGCTAGCGTTCAGAATACCGTCGCTACGTCACCTGTATTCAATCCGCCCCAGCGCCCTAGCGTACGGCAGTTCGAATATCTAGGAGATCGCGGTCATGGCTACATGGCACCTACAGGTGCAGATAGGCCTGCATTCATTGGCGGCTCCGGCGTACGTAACCAGGTAAGCTCTGGCGGTATGTGGGCGCAATCGACGTCGCCGGCAGGAGTTATGTCCGCAGAGACAAACCAACAACGTGCTGCGCGGCAAGATGCAGAGGCTAGGAAGCTAGCAGAGGCCAAGGCATTTAACGACAGGATGAACGCTAATATCGCTACGCAGGAGGCTGATATTAAAGCGCGAGATTTGGCAGCGGCGCAACAGACTAAGTTAAATGGTGTCCGCCAGCAGTCTATGGCGGTAGTGCCGAACAGCACACCTAATACATATCAGCCACACGAAGGACGACCTGCTATGGACCCCCACATGTTGGAGATAAGGGAGAAAGCAGCGCAGAAAGGTTTAGTGCCGCATATGGGGGAGATGGCCGGGCTTCGCGAGATGCCAGATATAGAGATGCTAAGGCAACCACAGATCCGCGCACATAAAGGTTGACACTCTTCGTTACGCTGAGCTATGCTCAGCGTAACTTCATCCAGCTTGGGATGTAAAAGCAAGCCCGACCGCTCCGAGAAAGAGCGTATTAGGCAGCAAAATACACTTTTTCTTACTCAAGGAGTATCACCATGGCAATGACCAATTTTGGCTTGCTTACTGCGGAACAAAAGACCATCTGGTCGATGGATCTGTGGAAAGAAGCCCGTAACTACTCGTTCGTCAACAAGTTCCTCGGCAAAGATGCGAACTCGCTGATCCAGCGCGTTGATGAGCTCAAGAAGACTGAAAAGGGCGCTCGCGCCGTTATCACTCTGTTGCATGATCTGGCTGGCGACGGTATCGCAGGAGACCGCACCCTGGAAGGCAACGAAGAGGCGATGCGCACTGGCGAACAAGTCATCCGTATCGACCAGCTCCGTCACGCTTCGCGTCACGAAGGTCGTATGGCTGATCAGAAGTCCATCGTTGAGTTCCGTAACAACGCCAAGAATGCTCTGGCGTACTGGCTGGCTGAGCGTGTTGACCAGATGGCGTTCCTGACGCTGTCCGGTGTTTCGTACGCTTACAACAACAAAGGCGTCCTCCGTACTGGTTCCGACCTTCAGTACCTCGAGTTCGCTGCTGATGTTACTGCAGCTACGAAGAAGCGCGAGTTCCGTTGGGACGGTGCCTCTGCCAAGGTCCTCCGCGGCCCGGGTAACGGCGACGCCGACGGTACGCAAGCGATCACCAACGTGGTTGCTGCTGACAAGCCGACGTGGAACATGTTCATCGAGCTGAAGGCCTACGCGAAGTCGAACTACATTCGCGGCATCAAGGAGAACGGCGGCGAGGAAACCTATCACGTCTTCCTGTCTCCCCAGGCTATGGCCAAGCTGAAGCAAGACCCGGATTACGTTGCGAACCTTCGTAACGCCCAGGTCCGTGCTGATGGCAACCCGCTCTTC